TTAAAAGTCTCAGGAGGGGCTGATTAGTCGTAGACTAAAAAGCTTGTAAGTCGTTGAAAAGATTGGAAGTCTCTGGAGTAAACCTAAAGGTTTAAAAAAGCTTCAAAGCCTCCCTAGTTTTGTAAACTAGAAAACTTGTTAGCTCTTCTAAGACTTTCAAAGTCTTCAGAGGGGGTGGGCATTGAAGACTTTGAAAGTCTTTGGAGTGGCTTCACAGAACTCCTAGTCTTTTAAGAAGCTCTATGGAGCTTTTAAAAGACTAGGAAGATTTTCTAAGTCTCTAAAGACTTAGAATTTTTGAAGTCTTTAGAGACTTCAGGGGGTGGGCAAGCTGCCAAGGGGGGGTACTAGGATATATATACAATCATATACATTTTATGGAGATATGCCATGTAAACCAGATAGTGCCGCAGCTTTAAAGGCTTTAAAGGGAGGGGCAAGGCTTGGGAAGTCGGGCGACTACCAAAGGCTTTAAAGGGGGAGTGGGGGTTTATAAACTGCGGGATATAGGGTGTATAAGTACCCATATAAGCATTAACCTAAACCTGTATTACATATGCTATAACCCCGGTGGGCTTAATATCTATTATACCCGTAGAATAAGCATCTGTCAAGTTTTATTTCATTTATTTGCAGGCCTTCCTTCTATATACTATATATAGGAACAATATAAGTATATTATGAAAAAAAGTTATAAAAAAACTTGACAAACCTCCATATTACGGGTATACTAGAGTATATACAGTTTAAATGACTAGGAAGTCTAAATGCCTGACAAACAACTAACAACAAAGCAACAAGCATTTCTTGACAATCTTACAGTTTGTGGCGGAGATGTCAAGCATGCAGCAGAACTAGCAGGCTACGCAGAGGGCACACACTACACAGTAGTTAAAGCATTGAAGTCTGAAATACTAGACATAGCTACAAACATACTGGCGCTCAATGCACCTAAAGCAGCTTCTAAGCTAATCCAGATTATGGACAGCCCAGAGCCTATACCGCAAGCTAACATGCGTATACAAGCTGCACAGCAAATTCTAGACCGTGTAGGACTAGGCAAAACAGAACGCCTAGATGTAAATGTAAGTTCTGGTGGAGGCTTGTTTGTTATACCCGCCAAGAAGGAGGTAGTGATAGATGGAGAATATACGGAGGTCGAGTAGCACTATACCGTTTGGTTATAAGCTAAGTGAGTCTAATAACGAAATGCTAGAGCCAGTACAAGAAGAGCTGGAAATTCTAGAAAAAGTGCTACCGCTTATAAGGGAAAAGACACTAAGCCTCAGAGAAGGCAGTATGTGGTTGACCCACGAGACAGGACGCTCAATATCACACATGGGATTAAAGAAAATTGCAGAACAAAGAAAATGATTGGGATATTAATCCCGAAAATTACCTAACTGATGAAGAAGGTAACTTTAAGCTTAGAGCTGACGGAACTCCACGCAAGAAAGGTGGTAGACCAAAAGGCTCTAAGGGCAGAGGCTACAATTACCACTCAGAAACAAAAGCCAAGCAAGCTGCAAAGCGCAGCGTAAGAGACAAAGAAAAAAAACTAAAGTCAGCACAGAACAAAATAGATAATTACAAGAAGTCTATAAGCAAAACTAAAAAGACTCTCAGCAAGCTCGAAAACGAGAACGAAACAAAGCTCGTAAGCGCCGATGAGCTGGACAACATTCCATCAGCATTGCAAGCTGAAGCACGAGAGAATGTTATCTTTAAGGCTAATGAAGGCCCTCAAGAAGACTTTCTTGCAGCCGGCGAAACAGATGTGTTGTACGGTGGTGCAGCAGGGGGCGGTAAGTCATACGCTATGCTTATTGACCCCTTGCGTTTTGCACACCGGCCAGCCCATAGAGCATTAATCATTAGACGCTCTATGCCAGAACTTCGAGAACTAATAGACAAGAGTCGGGAGTTGTATCCAAAAGCATTTCCCGGAGCTAAGTACAAAGAAGTAGAAAAGATGTGGATATTCCCAAGCGGAGCTAAAATGGAGTTTGGGTTCTTGGAGCGAGATGCAGATGTATATCGTTATCAAGGTCAAGCATACAGCTTCATAGGCTTTGACGAGATTACACATCTTCCAACAGAGTTTGCTTGGAACTACTTGGGGTCACGGTTACGTACCACAGACCCAGAAATTGAGGTTTATCTGCGATGCACAGCGAACCCCGGCGGTTCAGGAGCACATTGGGTAAAGAAACGATACATAGACCCCGCACCGCCCAACGAAAGCTTTAGAGGCGCAGATGGCCTAACAAGAAAGTTTATACCCGCTAGGTTACAAGATAACCCTTACCTAGCTAAAGATGGCCGCTACGAACAGATGTTAGCCTCGTTGCCGCCAACACAGCGCAAGCAGTTGTTAGAAGGAAACTGGGATGTTGCAGAAGGCGCAGCGTTTACAGAGTTTAACCCCTTTGACCATGTGATTACGCCTTTTGAGATTCCAGTACACTGGGAGCGCAGCAAAGGAATAGATTACGGGTACGCATCTGAAAGCGCTTGTGTATGGGGCGCAGTAGACCCTAGCGATGGTACATTGATTATATATCGTGAGCTATACCGCAAAGGCTTACTAGGTACTGACCTTGCAAGAATGATTACAGAGATGGAGTACGAAGACCCCTTCTCAGTCTCTGGAGTGCTCGACACAGCTTGTTGGAGCCGAACAGGTACTACCGGCCCCACTGTAGGCGAAACGCTACAGAGAGCCGGACACAAGCTCAGAAGAGCAGATAAGAACAGAATACAAGGTAAGATACAAATTCACGAATACTTGAAGCTCATGCAAAGCGGTAGGCCACGAATACAAATATTTAACACATGCCCTAACCTGATACGCGAGCTTCAAAGTATTCCACTAGATAAGTCTAAGCCCGAAGACGTAGATACAAATGCATCAGACCACGCATATGATGCATTACGTTACTTAATAATGGCTAGGCCCCGTATCAACGATACGATACAACAACTCAGACAGTTTAGAAAAGAATCACACTTTACACCGTCTGACTCGACATTTGGATATTAATATGGCACACTGTACTAAAAAAACAAAGTATAATAATGGCGGTTTAGTTGCCCGTAAAGAATTCAAAGGTATTGGTTCTATTGAAGGAAACCTGTCTGGAAACCAAGGCTATCGGGCTGGAGAAGTAAAGGCATCTACTAACTTAGGCGGTACACGAGTAACGGCAAGCAAGTTTAAAGACTCAATGGGTAGCTCGTCTACAAACTACAGTCTAGAAAAACAAATGAAAGGTAAGTCTTCTGCTGGTGTAAAGCTAGGTAAAAACCCAAGCGCTACTTACTCTAAAGATTTAGGAAAGGGATTTACACTAAAAGCACAGGTAGGTAAAAACTATCATGGCATGTCAATCTCTAAGCCCCTCTAAAGGAACAGTACATGAACGAAGAAAACGAATCATACAAAAACGCTGATTATCTCTACTTCGAGCCTGAAGAAACAGCAGGCGGTCTTGAGATGGACTTAGAAGAAGATGTGCGCAACCGTTTCGTAGGCTTAGTTCAAGACCGTTACGCTAATGCTGAACAAGCAAGAGACTTTGACGAGCATAGATGGCTAAAAGCCTATCACAACTTTCGAGGAATTTACAACAAGAATGTACGTTTCCGTGAAAGCGAAAAATCTAAAGTATTCGTAAAAGTTACTAAGACCAAAGTATTAGCAGCTTTTGGTCAGTTGGTCGATGTTATTTTTGGTACCGGCCAGTTCCCAATAGGTGTACGCGAAACTAGACTGCCCGAAGGTATTGCTAAGTATACTCACCTTGAAGCAAGCGAGACTGGAATAGAAACTAGCGCACCTGAGTACGCTGAGCCAAAAGAAGTTAAGAATATTTATGGTGTTGGCTACGAGGGTGACGGTCAAGTTTTAGGCCCCGGTGCTACACTTACCGCTTCAAAAAGCGTATTGTCTAAAGCTATTGAAGAAGCTAATGTAGAGTTTACAGAAGGCACTTCCCCAGACCCACAAGTACTAGAACGCTCTCCGGCTAAAGAAGCGGCACGGAATATGCAGACACTTATACACGACCAGATTGAAGAGTCAGGCGGCTCCAGTGAATTGCGTAATGCTCTACTTGAAGCAGCTTTATTTGGAACTGGTATTGTTAAAGGCCCTTTCAACTATAACAAGACTTTAAGTCGTTGGACAGTTGATGATGAGGGAGAGCGTAGTTATGACCCACTTGACGTTCGTGTTCCACGTATTGAGTTTGTAAGTATTTGGGATTTCTTCCCAGACCCTAGTGCCACTACCATAGAAGACTGTGAGTATATTGTACACCGCCACAAAATGAATAAGTCTCAGTTAAGAGCCTTGACTAAAATGCCTTTCTTCAACAAAGACGCTATTCGTGAGTGCATTCAGATGGGGCCTAACTATACTGAAAAAGACTATGAGCATGAATTAAAAGACGACCAACGAACCGAAGAATTTGGCGCAGCACAGTTTGAAGTGCTAGAGTACTGGGGTATTATGGATGCAGAGTATGCACGAGAAGTAGGCATGGAACTTCCAGATGAGGTAGATGATTTAGATGAAGTACAAGTTAATGCTTGGGTTAGTAATGGAAAGCTTCTTCGTGGTGTTGTTAATCCTTTTACTCCATACCGACTTCCATACAACGCCTTTCCTTACGAACGTAATCCTTATTCTTTCTTTGGTATTGGCGTTGCAGAGAACATGGACGACTCTCAACAAATTATGAATGGTCACGCACGTATGGCTATTGATAATCTTGCGCTTGCAGGTTCATTAGTTTTTGACGTTGACGAATCAGCCCTAGTAGGCGGACAGAGCATGGATATTTATCCCGGCAAAGTATTTCGCCGTCAAGCCGGAATGCCCGGACAAGCTATTCATGGTGTCAAATTTCCAAACACTGCTCAAGAAAATATGATGATGTTTGATAAGTTCAGACAGTTAGCTGACGAGCAAACAGGCATTCCCAGCTACTCGCATGGACAAACAGGCGTACAAAGCATGACCCGTACAGCTTCAGGTATGTCTATGTTGTTGGGTGCAGCGTCACTTAACATTAAAACAGTTATTAAAAACATTGATGACTTCTTGTTAAAGCCTTTAGGCGAAGCATACTATCAGTGGAACATGCAGTTCTTTGAAGGGGAGCTGGATATTCAGGGCGACCTCGAAGTTCATGCAATGGGCACAAATAGCTTAATGCAAAAAGAAGTACGGAGTCAAAGACTCACTATGTTCTTGCAGACAGCACAAAATCCTGCTATTGCACCGTTTGTTAAAATCTCTAAAATTGTTAGTGAGTTGGCTTACAGCCTTGACCTTGACCCTGATGAGATTCTTAACGACCCTGAAGAAGCAGCAATCATGGCACAAATCATAGGAGCACAAAATGTTAGACAAGGAAATGGCGAACCGGCTGGGGCCGCTGGTCAACAACTCGGAGCTATGGGGGGCCCTGAAGGAGCACCTCAACAACCTCCGGAACTTGGAGCTACAGGGACTGGCGGTGGCAACATCGGAACTGGAATTGTACCGCAAGCAGGGGAAAGCGAGTTCACTGGCTAATTTAATGAATCTCAAAGAACAAGCAATAGAAGCCCGTCAAAGAGTAGAGGAAAAGTAATGTCAGCAGTAAGTTTGTTATCAAAAGGAGCAATGAAGCTTTTTCATGGAGCTAAGAAAAATTTTGATTCTTTCGATTCTGAGTTTGCAACCGAGACAGCTTTTGGAAAAGGTTTTTCATTTACCCCCGAACAAGACATAGCAGAAGGATACGCTAATATTACTCCGGCAAAACTTAGAAAGCTTTACGGAAAAGAATATGTAGAAGAAGCCATTGAAAGAAAAAAGGGTGGCACTCCTATTTTATATGAAGTTGAAGCAGATGTAAAAGATAGTGAAATTTTAGTTACTCGCAAAAATTTTAATGAACAAGATAAAGAAGTTCAAAAAAAATTAAAAAAACTAATAGACGCAGAAGGATTAAATCTAGAAAAGTTAGATTTAAACAAGCCTAAGTTTTGGAGACAAATACTAAACTTAACAAATAAAGATGCAGATAAACTATTCACTAAGTACGGAATTAAGGCTGCGCTAAAAGATGCACAAGATTCTAAGTTAAAACAAGTAGGCGGTAAAATAGAATACACAGTCTACGACCCTAAAGTAATAAAAATTAAAAACAAAAAAGTTCTAGAAAGAACTGAAAAAAATAGAGGCGGCGAAATGAAAGTACCTAAACTAAAATACGCAGTAGGCTCAGTAGCTCAAGCAGCAGCAGAGGGTGCCGATTCATTGTTGTCCGAAGCTCGTAAAGATGTTGTAGCCCAAAGAGGCCCTGAGCCTGCAATGCCCAAAGAAGTAGAAGAGATGGCAGAAGCAGTGGCTAAAGTAGAGCCGTCTACGCAAAAAGGAAGTTCAGAAATTGTACAGAAAAACATAAAAGACACTACAAAACTTGTAAACTCTTTTGAGTTTCAAGGCGGCAATGCAAAAATGGACAAGCAGTTTATTATTGAATCTTTGAGCGAAATATCTGATTCTCCTATTGTTGAGTCCAAGCAGTCTATTGCTGAGTTTATTACTGACCTGCACCGTGTACAACTTGAAGAAGAAGCCAAGCCGCTTTTGTCGCCAAAAGATTTTAAAAAGCTTACTAGCTTTGCAGGTTCCCAAGACCGCTTGGAAAAGAAAGAAGGCGGCGAAGTATCTGACGTAGATAAGTATATTAACTTATTTGGTCAAATGGAACAGTCCATGAGTAAAGCTAAAACTCAAGAAGACAAAGATAAAATTTATGAGCGTTGGTCACAAGTTGAGGAATCATTTGACGGTAATATTATTGCTGAAGCTATGGAAAAGATGGACGAAAGCCGAGAAGGAAAATTCTTAGGTGGGATACTTGGAAGTGTTATAGAAAAAGTAACATCTTCTAAAGGAACTACTACTGAGCCTGTAGGCCAAGAACCCGAAGCAAGCATAAGCAGTCTTGAAGGCCCCGACCCTATTTCTGCGGCTAATAACGCTCCAATTTCTAATACAGGCTTTGCGGAAGGTGGTTCACTTATGGCTCCCGATATGCCCGTAGATACTTATGATAATATACCACCAGAGGAAATGGAAGCCGTAAAAGCTACACAGCTTCCAGATGATGAGATGGAAGATGAGTACGCCGGATTCGTTCTAGGCGAAGCTCTAAGTACAGAAGACCAAGAATATTTATTAGGCGCTCTCGAAAGTGACGGGCGCTTAGGCGAAATCTTTGATAAAATAATGGATATTGCAGGAGAATTTGCAGGTGAAGGAGCCGTTGAAGGCCCCGGCACAGGCACATCAGATTCGATACCCGCAAGGTTGTCGGATGGTGAATTTGTTTTCACTAAAAAAGCAACTGACCAAATTGGCACCGACAAGCTTCAAACTATGATGGATGATGCTGAACGTGCTTATGATGGCGGTTTAATGAAAAAGTACATGGGCGGCAGCATACTTGATGCTTCTGAAGAGCAGTTAGACCCTAATAAAAAGGTTTACAACCAGATGTTAGCGTCAAATGCAATGCCTAGTGTACGATAACAATAAGGCTACCTGTTAGCGCAGCCCCTTATTACTTTAACTTAACCTAGAGGCCACCTTGTAGTATCAAGCCCCGAATGTCTAGCTAACATTTCGGCTACCTTGAAGAGACGACAAGCCCCAAAAGGAGTGCGACATGACTGACTTACAAGAAATAGAAGAAGAAGCAGCAAACCCATACAACATGAGAAAAGATTGGCATGATGAAGATGACAAACCTTTTGAAAGTGCTGATGGCGTTTATTACGAAAAGAAAGCAAAGAAGGCCACCCGAAAGGCCCCTTCTGAAGAAGAGTCCGCTACAGATTACAAGAAGCGATACGATGACTTAAAAAAGCATTACGATACAAAGATTAGTGAGTTCAAGCAAAAAGAGCAAGAACTACAAGCAGAAGCTCGAATGACACAGCATGTTGAACAGGCCGTTCGTCACGAGGATAACTCTGAAGAAGTTCAAGCTCAAGAGTATGCAGAACAAACAGCCCCTGCTGTAGAGAACGATACACGACTCTCAGCACTTGATGAACGTGAAGCTAGGATTGCTCGCAAAGAAGCTGAATTAACTCTTAGCTCAGCACATCCTGATTTTGCAGATATACGGCAAAGCGATGAGTTTCATTCATGGGCCAAAGCACAGCCAGAGGCTATTCAAGACTGGGTGTATAATAATCCTAATAACGTAAGCTTAGCAGTCAAAGCTATCGACCTCTATAAACTAGAGTCGGGTTTAAGCTCTCAACCTTCTTCAGGTAAGAAAGTACAGTCGCAATCTATGTCCCCCTCGGCAGCAGATATGGTTTCAACTAAAACAAAAACCGTAAATGCAAATGAGCCAAAGGTGTGGACACAACGGGAAATTACTGCACTGTCTATGGTTGAATACGATAAATATGAAAAAGAAATCGATGCAGCCATAATTGAAGGCAGAGTAGTAGCTTAAATAACTATTGTCTTAAATAAAAAGGAAAATAATCATGGCTTTTAACCAATCAGACCGATATTTCGCAGAAGGTTCTAACAGCAATTTCGGCACAAGCACTAACTTTATGCCTGCCATTTACTCGAAGAAGGTTCTTAACTTCTTCCGTAAAGCTTCTGTTGCTGAAGCAATCACCAACACTGATTACGCTGGTGAGATTTCAGCGTTCGGCGATTCTGTAAAAATTATCAAAGAACCTGTAATCACCGTTGAGCAGTATCAACGTGGTGCTGATACTACTGCAACTGCATTGACCGATTCTGAAATTACTCTGGTCGTTGACACAGCTAACGCATTTAAGTTCATCGTAGACGACATCGAAACTTCTATGTCTCACGTAAACTTTAAAGAAGTAGCTGCTTCGTCTGCCGCTTACGCTCTGCGTGATGCATTCGATGCTGGCGTACTTGCTGCTATGGAAGCAGGCTTGAGTGCTTCTGCTCCTGACCACATCCTTGGCGGTGATACTACTGCTTCAGCGGGTGACGGCGTTCTGTCAGGAACTGACGCAATCGGTTTGCAAAATGCTAACACTGACCCTCTGGATGTACTGGCTCGCTTGGCTCGTCTGCTTGACGACCAAAACGTACCAGAAGAAGGTCGTTGGGTAGTTGCTCCTCCTGTATTCTACGAAGAGCTGTCACAGTCTGACTCTAAGCTCTTATCAGTAGATTACAACGGCGGCCAAGGCTCTATCCGCAATGGTCTAGTAAGCTCTGGCAAGCTGCGTGGATTCAGCATGTATAAGTCTAACAACATGGGTGGTCTTGTCGCTAACGCTGACGGCCTCATCTTGGGCGGCCACATATCTGCGGTATGTACTGCACAGACTATCACCAGCACTGAGGTCATCCGTGACCCGTCTAGCTTTGGTGACATCTGCCGTGGTCTACACGTATACGGCGTTAAGGTTCTCCGACCTGAAGCCCTTGTTGGATGCTACTTCAACATTGCATAAGCTGTAACCAATTAAGTGCGGGGGCTGTAAAAGGCCCCCAATCTTTAACAAATTTAAAGGCTAAATAAACATGTCCACATCGTACTTAGATTTAACTAACGAGCTTTTGCGAGAACTGAATGAAGTTACGCTCACTTCGGGCAACTTTAATACAGCTATCGGGGTTCAGCAGCACGTTAAGGATTCTTTAAATCGCGCATACTTTGACATCATAAACGAAGAACCTCAGTGGCCTTTTTTATCCGTTGCCGAAAGCGGTGACGTAGACCCAATGTACGGAAACACTTATATTGAAACGGTAGCTGGTACACGCTTTTATGAGCTAAAACCTGCAAGTGATAGTATAACAACCGACTATGGCTCTGTTGATTGGGATAATTTTTATATTACGACCGTAGGAGTTACTGGGGAAACATCCCCCTATACTGGAAAGAACCTTTCCTTTATGACTACCGAAGCTTGGAAAACATTTAGACGAGTTTCAGAAAATTTAGATGACGCAGATGCCCAAGCATTTGGAGTACCTAATAGCGTTATTAGAAGTCCTGACAGCCGCAAGTTTGGACTTAGCCCAATTCCCGATAAAGTATATCGTGTTTGGTTTTATGCATGGAGTTTGCCTACAAAACTAACCGCATACTCAGACACCCTTGTGTTTCCTGAGATGTACAGCTCAGTTCTTTTAGCTAGAGCACGTTATTATATTTGGCAGTTTAAAGACAATCCACAAGCAGCATCATTTGCAATGGAAGACTATAAAAAAGGATTACGCAGTATGCGTTCTAACCTTATTGAACCAGTACCTACTTTTATTAAAGATGACCGAGTGAGATTCGTATAATATGGCAGCTTCCCAACCTTTTGGTATCTCATGCAAAGGAGGTTTAAATACTAACCTCAATCAGCTTGAGATGCTTGCCCAGCCCGGAGTAGCTACAAAGCTTTTAAACTTTGAAGTAGACCCAGACGGAGGCTATCGCCGCATAAACGGCTATACTCCCTTTGGTGGAGATGATGCTATTAGACCTACTGGCGGTAATGACCCTATTTTAGGTCTCCATACGTATGCAGATGGTCTTATTGTATGTGCAGGAACTGGCATTTATTTTAGCCAAGATGGAACTAGCTGGCTTCAAGTAAATAGAATTTCTAGCGGTGGCGGAGATGACTATACTACTTTTACAGGAAAAAGTCTTTTAGCAAGAACTAATCAAAAGCAATGTAGTTTTTCTTTGTTTTCTAATAGCTATGATTATGGCGAGCTTATTATTGCTGACGGCGCTAATCAACTTTTTAGTTTTAGAATGGAAGGTTTTGGCGCATTAAATACTAGGACATTTCACACACAAGAAATTTCTATTATTTCTGGCACACATGCAGTCAGAGAAATAACAGTACACGACCATCACTTAGTAGCTGCTGGAGTTACAGACCACGAGTCTACAATATATTATAGTGTTAATTTAGACCCTGATAACTTTACTGGTGCTGGAGCTGGGGCAGTTACAATTTCTGATGTTATTGTAGGCATTAAAAGCTTTAGAAGCGATTTAATTATATTTTGTCAGAATAGTTTACACAAATTAATAAACATTAACGACTCCAGCAATATTCAAGTTGTACCTATAGCAAAAAACATAGGTTGTTTAGACGGCAAAAGCATTCAAGAAATTGGAGGCGACTTGGTGTTTTTGGCTCCTGACGGTATTCGTTCTGTTGCCGGCACTGCCCGTATTGGCGATGTTGAGTTAGGCTCAGTAAGCCGGCAGATACAATCAGTAATTTCAGACTTAGCTTTTGCTATAAATACTTATACAATTTCAAGCGAAGTTTTAAGAAGTAAATCTCAGTACAGATTATTTTATACTGTAGCTGGAGAAGCCCCATCTTTAACTAAAGGTATTATTGGGACTTTAACGCCTAACGGTTTTGAGTGGTCACAAACACAAGGCATTCAAGCCACTGCTTTTACTTCGGAATTTGATTCTGACGGCATAGAACAAGAATATCACGGAGATTATTTTGGCTACGTCTATAATCACGATACAGGCAATAGCTTTTATTCAGGCGGCGTTCCTTTTAATATTTCAGCTCAGTACACAACGCCTAACTATGACTTTGGTGACATTGGAACTAGAAAGACTTTACATTACGCAAAGATTTCTATTACGCCTGAAGGCGAAGCGCAACCGACACTTAGAGTGCGTTATGATTACGAAGACACAGACATACCGCAGCCAGCCGATTATGTTTTAGATTCTATACCGCTTCCTGCATTGTTTGGAACCGCAATATTTGGAACAGCAGTATTTGGCGCAAGCAACGACCCAATGATTCGACAGGCTATACAAGGTAGTGGACATTCGTGCAACTTTAGAATTAGTAGCTCAGACTCAAAAGCACCATACGCAATTAACGGCATATACATAAATTACGTCCCAGCAGGCAGGAGATAACCCAGATGGCAGGAACAAGTTATACACGACAAAGTAGCCTCACAGACGGCGACACTATTACAGCATCACTGTTTAATGATGAATACAACCAACTGGTAAATGCTTTTGCATATTCTTCATCGGGCTTAACTGGGCATCAACACGATGGCGGCCCCGGTGAAGGCGGCAACATTGAAATTATTGGCGACCAAGATTTTAAAAACAAGATAGTTGTTGACAGCACTAACAACCGCTGGAGCGTTTACGTTGAAGTAGGTGGCACAGCCGTTGAACAAGTACGCATTGAAGATGGCGTAGTGTATCCTGTAACTGATAGTGACGTAGACTTGGGCACAGATGCAGCACGTTTTAAAGCTGCCTACATTGATAGCATCACAGCTACAACGTCTTTAAAACTTGGCAATAGCATTACTGTTACTGCAATCCTTGACGAAGACAATATGTCTAGCAATAGCGCAACAGCTCTTGCAACTCAACAGAGCATTAAAGCTTACGTAGACGCACAAGTTACTGCACAAGACCTAGACCTGACTGACGGCACAACAAGTATCTCAATTGATTTAGACTCTGA